ATAAACGCATCTTGAGCCACACTAGCCTGGTCTAACTCAAACCTAAGATTAGTGACCTTTTGCTGTAAGACCTTTATATGTGATACTATTAGCTTTTGGTTAGCATCAAAATTAGTTTGGTCATATTCTTTGTCGTAAATTTTAATAATATTAGAATTATCTTTTGTCATTTTATTCCCCTGTAAACGTGTCTGCATCTGTTATAGCTTGGTCTATAACTGTGAAGTCAGCATCACCCCAATCATCAAAGTTATCTTTCTGATACTTGAGATACCCAACACTACGACTAACTCTTGCTTTCTTTTCCTCAAGTGTCAGGTCATAACCATAGTTTGCATCTGTTGCATCATCACCTAAGTTATGTGTAGCAATTACAACATTGATGGTATCTGCTCCATCTAAACAAGCCTTATGTGCTTGTGCTATTTCTTCTGCTGTTCTGCTCATTTTATTCTCCTTCTAATGTTACTATTCTTGCTTCAAGTGCATCGTTCTTTGCTGACAGTTCTTGCACTGCTTTTACTAAAGGCATCACAAACATCTCATATGAGATACCTTGCATATTATCTCCACCATCCTCAATCTGATGCCAAGCATTAAAGTCTGTAATGCTATGAGTGTCCATTGCAGATTTAACTTCTTGAGCTACAAATCCATACATCTTCTTTTGATAAATTGGCTCTGTTTTAGAAGCATCATAACCTGCCATAGTAGGGTCTAATTCAGAAGGTGCTTTAAACTTATAAGTGACAGTTCTTAGGTCATTAATAAAGTCTAATCCACAATCTGTGTTAGCTGTGATGTCTTTCTTAATTCTCTCATCTGATACTCTTGTCCAAGTTGCATTAGAAATAAACGAATTATAAACTCTATGAACTGAGGAATCTACACCAAACGTAAAGTAATACTCACCAATAGACGTTACATCTCTTCCTATTGTAATACTATAATCGTGACTAGCTGAAGCAACATCTGCACCCTTACCAATACAAATATTACCTACACCATCAGTAATAGTGTCTCCTGCAAGACTGCCTATTAACGTGTTTTGGATTCCTGTTGTAATTGCCACACCTGCTGAATATCCAATCGCTATATTAAAAGTATCTGTACTACTAGTAAAATTTTGATTGCCTAATGCACTATCTCCAATAGCGACAGATTTGCTACCTTTTGTATCTGCCTGTAAAGTATTGATTCCAATAGCCACATTAAAATCTGCATCACTTAATGCTTGACCTGCAAGACCACCGATTAATGTGTTCTGTATTCCTGTTGTTATATCATTACCTGCTTGATTTCCAACTGCTGTGTTGTAGGTGTTAGTAGCAGAGGTAAAGTTTTGATTTTCTAATGTGTAATTTCCAATAGCCACAGAACGACTACCTTTAGTATCACTACTTAATGCTCCATCACCAAGTGCTACGTTGTAGTCTGCATCAGTAAGTGCATCACCTGCCCTTGCACCAATTAAAGTATTGCTAACTCCTGTTGTTACTAATACTCCAGCATTATAACCAACTGCTACATTGTAAGTGCTAGTGGCAGACGTAAAGTTTTGAGTTTTTAATGCTTGATAACCAATAGCTGTTGATAAACCACCTAATGTATCAGAAGATAGTGCAAAATAACCTAATGCCACATTTAAATCTGCATCTGTAAGGGCATCTCCAGCAAGTCCTCCAATTAATGTATTTTGGATTCCTGTTGTTATTGACTTGCCAGACTGAAATCCAACTGCTGTATTATAATTAGTATTTGAAGTGTTTTGGTCAAGTAATGCTTGATAACCAACAGCAACGGAAGCTCCTCCTCCAATTTCAGAATCTAAGGATTCAAATCCAATAGCTACATTATTATCACCAGAACTACAAACTCTTCCTGCTCTGTCTCCTACAAAAGTATTGTAATTTGCACCACTTCCAATAAGGCTACCTGCACTAACACCTGCTCTAAAGTTAGATGTACCTGCTGTGTTTGTAGACATACCATCTGATACAACTGTACCTGTTACGTCAATGCCTGTTGAGGTGGTGGCTAGTTTTTCTGCGTTGTCATAATACAATTTAGTGTAGCTGTCTGACTCAACACGAAGCCCAACTTCAGTTGTTCCTGCTTTACCAATCCTTACAGATGCGTCACCTCTAATCCACAATATGCCAGTGCCTGTATCATCAATATAACTATTGCTACCATCATGATAAATCTGTAAGTCAGCACTGTCACCTACTTTGATAATATCATTGTCACCCATGTTAAGGTGTGTTTGTAATGTGGTTTCGCCTTGTACGTTTAATGTGCCATTTATATCTGAATTGCCAGTGGTAAGGGTAGATGTACCATTATCAATCGTACCAAATCCAGATGTTATTGATCCAGAGTTTAATGCACCAGTTGTAACTATGCTTGAACTACCTGCAACAGCAGATGCACCTATATCTGATAAAACCTCACTTGCTGATCTACCCTCAATACTTGTGCCATTTACTCTTAGGAAATCATCATCTGCTACACCACTTGTAAATACAGGTAAGTTGCCGTTTGAGATACCAGTTGATAGAGTAGCAACTGTCGTAATAGCAGTACCATTCAAGGTCATAGCATCAGCTTCTAATGTGCCGTCTATATCTGCATCACCACTTACATCTAATGACCCTGCATCTAGTTCACCAGTTAATGTAATATTTCTAAATGATGATACATCTTTATTGGCATCAACTGTGACTGTCTTACTAGCAACTACAGTACCAACTGCTGCACCTGTATCATTATAATTAAGTTCTGCTGCTGTTGCTGTAACGGCTGTACTAGCTATGGATAAAGCATCTGTCTCTAATGTTCCATCAATATCAACATTACCTGATACATCTAGTGATCCTGCATCTAATTCACCTGTGAGTGTAATGTTTCTAAAACTAGCAATGTCCTTGTTAGCATCTACAACAACTGCTTTACTAGCTGCAACTGTACCTGCTGTAATACCATCTAGCATTTCTAGTTCGGCTTCTGATAATTCTGCACCTGATCCTAGTGTTAAGTTACCACCAACTGTTAAATTACCTGCAACGGCTAATGTACTACTTGCCACAGTAGCATTTGGTGTATGTGTTAGATAAGTAACAAACGATCCACTAATCTTACTGCCTAATGTTAGTGTTCCACCATCGGCAATACTAAGTTTATGTTGGTCAGCATTATCATCGCCTTGATCTGATTTTAGTACTATTCCTAATGCAGCACCTTCAACATTAGCAGATATTTCTAAACTATCATTTGTAGTCTCGTCATACTGTATAGCTATGTCAGAATTAGTACCTAAGAGTATAGTCTGGTTATCAATAACAGATAAACCTACGGCAAATGGTATTTTAGCTGTGGCTGTTTGTGTACCATCTTTTAATAACGCAGTAGATAAACCTGTCGCAATACCATCCATCTCGGCATCCATACGACTAGCCTGGATTCTAATACCATTGTCACGATCATCTGTAAAATCATGCACCCTTGAAAAAGTGCCACTACTATAAGGCATCTAAACTGGCCCTCCTGGTATAAATTGAAAGTTACTTGATAAAATACTTATTTTCTGTGTTGCAGATGCTACCTTTATTCTCAAAGATGCTGATCTACCTAATCTTCCTACGACTTTACGTTTTTGTATAATTCCTGCTCCAACTGTGTCAGCCCAAAAATCTATGTCAAACTCGGCTGTATCCCACGTTGCTAAATCACTCTCAAATACGTTAGAGGATAAAGTCAAACCTGTTGGTGCTTGTTGATCCACAGATACACCAAAGTCAAAGTTAATATCTCCTAATGCTTCAAGCATAGGTGCAATACTTGTAAATCTCTTTAATGATGCTCGATCACCAAAATAATTATAGGCAAAACTTATATCAGCCGTAATCGCTGTTGTTAGATCAGCATTGCCACCAATCTTATAAACCTTACCATCTGTTGTACCAAAATAAGTATCACCATTAAAATTAGCAAATACATGAGCAGGTATATTTTGAAATATAGCCCAAGCCCTAGTTATGGGATTAAATATATGTTGGTTAAATGTATCTGTTGAATCACCTGTTGGATAATTAAAATATACTTTTGAGCCATCAGCAGAAACGTGGATTTGCCAACCTGTAGATGTACCAGTTTCAGCAACCTGGCTAATAACTGTTCCTCTTATCTTTTCACTTATAGCTGCTGCTCTATTACCTATTAAATCCTGTCTAAAGACCTGTGATAATGGCAAATAACCTTCTCTTGTGGCAACAATTAAATCACCACCTAATTTAGCCATAGCCCTTATTTCATTTACTGGTTCTGCTACTCTAAATGTACCAACTAAGGCAAAGCTAGATGCACTAGGATCAGTACCAGAATAAACCAACACCTCACCAGAACTCATCATTAATGTTAGTAGATCATCCTGACCCTCACCACCATCGACAGTCAAAACACCAATCTGAATTAAGTTACCACCAAATGTACCAACTAAACCTACAGGAAACTTTGTAAAATTACCTTGAAAGGTATCGACTGTGGCTGAATAGTAAAAGTTTTGGTCAACTCCTGTAAAATAATAAAGTCGGTTTTTATATGTGGTAACACCCTTTAGTGTCGATGCACTAGCACTATCAGATAATGTTATACTAAGGTTTGATGCTGAACTGCCATTCCAACTAAAAGGTGTATCTGTTCCATTCACAAAAATGGTTAAGCCGTTAAACTCTGTTGTCTGAAATCTACCATTAGATAGACCTGTCTTTTTACTTACAGCACTCCCACTATCAATCTGATACAATGTGCCATTTGATCCTACAGCTAATAACTGTCTGTTAGCCCCTGCAAAATGCTCCACAAGTGTTTCTACATTACCTGTGCCAACACCTGTGCAAAAACTAGAAAAACCATCTCTTGTTGTTATCTTTTCCACAGTTGGAAAGAAATTACTCATAACAAGTGCATCAGTCGGTGGCATAGCATCTAAACTATCTCTTGAGTTTAGACCACCAACAGGTGCAGGTATAGATGCAGATTTAACTCTATATCTGTTTGCCGTTTGTATAGGTTGTAACATTAAACACTTCCATAGCCACTATCAGGCAAGTTATAGCTATATGGACTTACCCTTAATCGTCTTGCATCATCCAGGCTAATAATAGGTGAGCCACCAGAACGTGATACAGCCTGTCTTAACTCTAGTTGGTATTGTCTAAAGTCCTCTGCGTAATCCAAGCCGTGCATCTGTTTAAAACGCCAGGTAACACCTAATTCTATCAATAATTCATCTAATATGCCTGTATCAGTATCAACAGTAAAAGCTGCTTGTGATGTACCATCTGTTTTCTGATTCCAATGAGAACTGACATACTCAAATCCTACAGTTTCAGTTGCCGTAGGTGTTGGAGTAATATCAAACTTTAACGCATTAGAACTTGATTTTAATCTAAACCTTTGTGTTATACCTGCACTAGCTGATCCATGCCTATCTAACTGATATTGCTGTGGTGTTAATGGCCCTGTAAACTTATCAAGGTCAGTCCTGTTAAATGCAGTATCACCAACAAACCTATCAAAATCAGTCGGCAAAGCATAAGATTGTGTGCCAGATGCAGTCGAAAACGTATGCTCTTTTAATAGTATTGGCCATGCAGTTGCCCTCATTAACTGTTTGCCCTCACGTTGGCATAAAGCTAATAACTGTCTTGCTGTAGGGCTAGTGTTAGAGATTATTGTTGTTTCTCTTTCAAACCCTGTGAAGTCAGCTACGTTCTGGCAAATTGTCAATAGGCTCATCTGGTATTCCTATATTTAATGGTTTATGTACTTTTTTAGGACTTGGCTTTTTTGCGTTCATGGTTAATTCTGCGATACGTTGTAATTCAACATAAGGCTCGCCAATACTTCGTAATTTATCTATTTCAGCATTTGCTAAATCTTCTACAGATTCAATTCCAATTAATTCTAATTCTATTCGCCTTGACTCTGACATAGCAGGTAAATCTTTGAGTGGTGTACCAACTTGTTTCTTATTGCCTTTTGTTTTCTTGTAGGCTTCCCACTCTATTGGAAACCTAGATAAATCCTGTGGTCTAACAGGTGCTTCAAATATATCTTTCATACCCTTAACAGTAATTCTTACGAAATCTCGTATTTTACCATTAAATTCACGTTCATAAAATTGTGGTGTAACTGACATTTATAATCCCTCCAGATTAGTTGATAAGAGGGCAAGTTTCCCTGCCCCCATAGTTTTATTTAGAATGGGAAATCACAGATAATTTCTTTGTCTGAAATATCACCTGCAATCGCACACACATTGTCTGTTGCTGCTGAAGATACGTCTAATGTACCATCGGCTGAACCAGTTGGTGTTAATGGATCACCATCTGCACCTGCTGTTAAAGCAATCGATAATGTGGCTGCTCCTTTGATTTGAAACCATCCATAAGTTTCTGTTGCAATATTTGCCTGGATTACTCCTGCACCTATTTCAATAGAGTCACTTAAATCAGATGAACAAACATGGTTTTTATAGCCATCCAACGTATAGTAATAGGCAACTTCACCTGCTACACCATCAACGGCTGCTGTTCCATCATCATATTTAAGATACTTATAAATTTTAGTACCATTAGAGTCTGTAACAACTCCTAATTGACCAGGTATAAATTCTGGTGTTGTACTTTGGGCTGTAACGTCAATACCCAATATTGCTGCTATTGTCATAACAACTTTCCTTTCTATTTAATTAAAGTTAAACGTGAATAACACCTTGTAAGGCTCTGTTACTACAGGTTAAATTACCTGACCAGAACATTGGTGTTACCATTGCATCTTGATTAACTGACATCTTAGCTTCACCAGGAACAAAGTTTCTGTTAGCTGCGACTTCCAATCTTAGATAATCAGTATTTAAGAAATACATCTTATTAGTTGGACACGCATCATCAAAGATAACGTCACTATTTAGATACTGAACACTTGTAAAACCAGATGTTGCCACTCTGTCAGATGTAACTCTCTGAATTGCCTGTAATGATCCTAAAAAGGATTTATAAGCATTTGTATCAGCCATAATTAAATCTGG